TCTCTCTGAATTTTTAAGTGGCGCCTAAATACAAGACCTATCAAGGAGAGAATAATGCAAATAATAAAGTGTGATTTTTGTGGTGCTGAGATTGAGGAGAACGTGAATCTTATGTGGGATAAGACGTTTGCTAGTCCTGATCGTTCTGGTTGGGGCAAGCTTCGTACTCAAGATCCAGAGGAGGTTGAGAAGACTTACATTAGGGACATATGCCCTAATTGCATACCAAGGAGAGACAAATGATATATATGTGGATAGGATTTAGTATTCTAGTAATATTTATGCTCTGGGGCGGATACCAGCTTGCCAAGATTCAGAACCATGCTATTGATATTTGTTTGGATACTAAGTTATTGCACAATCAATTGCTTACTGGCGTAGTTAAGATATCTGACTGTACTGATAAGCAGTTATTGAGGTTAAAGACTCCTATGTTTACTCATGTTGGTTTGGGTGGTATTGGCCCATCATTTGCTGCTGACTATAGTGTTTTGGTAATGATAATTGATGAGTTGAAGTCTAGAGAGACAAATGAAGAAAAGTGAATTTAAAGCAAGGTACAATATAGTCGCTGCTATTATTATGTTTAATCAAGCCTTAGAGAGGGGTGACCTTAAAGGTGCTGAGGAGATTGCAGAAATATGTATATTGGCACAGGAAGAGACAAATTGGGATAAGCTATGTTAAGCTCTTGGAGGTCTTATCGAATGGTTGATGGCAGGACTGATAATATTTGCGGTGTTTATAATTTATAGGATAAAATAATAGATAATCTCGTAGAAAAGTTAATGGCGACAGACCCCTTGATATGGGCTAACCAGCATCGTATGAATTTACGTAGTGGTGTGAAGTTCTCTTTGAAGGGTATGCCTTATTTGAGCGAATTGGTTACTAATAAGAAGCGGATAATCAATTGCAAGAAGGGCGCTCAGGTCTGTGCTACTACTACTTTGTACTTGGACGATGTTCACGCCTGTTACTACAATAGGTACGATCAGAACATAATGTACATGATGCCTACGGTCACAGCGGTTGAGAGACTCTCTAAGACAGCGTTTGACCCTATATTCACGCACAACCCCTGGCTAATCCAAAAGGGTGCTACGAATACAACTATGTGCAAAGAGATCAATGGTAGGTCTATTGTCATGGTAGGTGCTCAGCCTAAGAAAGTTGCTGGCTCTTCTGTAAAGGATTCGGACAACTTGAGGTCTATTGCCTGTGATAGAATTGACCGAGACGAATTGGATATGCACGACCCCGATATGGTATATCAATCCAAACAGAGACTTAAAAGGTCTAAGTTTGGTCATGAAAGAAACTTTGGCAGTCCTACCTATCCAGGTTACGGTATAGATGCTCTTTATGAGGGCTCTGATCAAGGTAAGTGGCAGATCAAATGCCGACATTGTGGTAAGTACACCTGTTTAGTTGAATCTTTCCCAGACTCCATTATCCAAATAGAGGGTGTTTGGACGAGAGCTTGTATTCATTGCCATAAAGAAATATACGTTGTAGATGGTTCGTGGCAAACCGACTTCCCAGATAGGCGTGAAGCTGGGCTATGGATTGATGGGTTAATTTCTCCATATGCAGATCTTGAAGAATATATGTACCAATACAATACCGTAGAAGGCGCTCATATGGCAGAGTTCCTTCGGTCTACTCTTGGTATTGCTACTGTAGAGGCTGAGAATCAATTAGACGACGTTACTGTGCGGTCTAGGTGTTCTAGTGATAGAAACCAGCTAGTATGCTCTGGCGAGACTGCTATGGGCGTTGACATAGGCAAAAAGATTCATGCTACGATAGGGATACGCAGTTCAAGAGATACGTACGACATTCTTCATGTTTCGAGAATGGATAATTTGAACGAGTTGCATGACTTAGCTTTAAAAATGAACGTGAGATATGGCGTTATTGACTCTGGCCCTTACGATCATGGAGTTAGGGAGTTCCAGAAGTCTGAACCATATACAATTTCACTATGCCAGTATTCAGAGCAGATGCCAGGCAAGCCCATCTTTGACGCTAAAAGTGGTATGGTCAAATGTAATCGTAATGAATGGATGGACGCTGTTCACGCTAGTTTTATAAATAATAAGATTAGAATACCTCGTTCATCGCTGGAAGTTGAAGAATATATCGACGAGATGACTCGAACCGCTAAGACAGTAATAACAAATCCAGATACCGGAACTAAAAAGCCGCGATGGATAAAGTTGGGAGCAGACCATTATTATCATTCAACTTTGTATTTTATGCTAGCTGCGTCCAGGACTTCACCAAGACATAGAAATGAGAATAGGATAAACAGACCTACTCACTCTTTAAATAAATGGAAATAGGAGAGAAAAATGACTGAATGTAAGAGTTGTAAAACTGAATTGACCGAAATGAAAGATGGAGAAGGAAACGTAACTTGCCTAAGATGCCTAGTTTGTCATCCACTAACAAAATATGTAGCACCTGAGAAGAAACCTGACAAATATGTTGATAAGCCTTGGACTGAAGAGAGGGTAACTGAAATAGTCGAAAGAGTTGCCCCAGGTATTGTTAGGAACATTCTTGAGAACTTCCATATTGCGAAACCAGAAAATAAAGAGACTAGTTGGCGCGAACAGGCTAAGGTACTTGGAATAGAAGTATATGACAAAATAAATAAGAAACCAAGACTGAAGGTTGACATTTTGGATGATATTAAAGAGCGAACCACTGTGGAGAGCTCAGATTAAACGCCCCGTGAAATAGGGTAATAACGACCACCCGCAAGGGTAGGAAAGGTAAGGTGTATTATTGCAACTTATGCAGCAAAACTAGATAGAGTGTCGGATAAGAATTTAATTGATAATGTAGTGCGGTCTGGTTTAACATCAGCTGATATTGCAGTGACCATTATAGGAACTGCATATTATGTAGATTCCACAAATGGTTCCGCTGGAGGAGAAGGAACGTCTTGGGCTACGGCGGTTAATACCGTAGACTTAGCAATTGCTAAATGTACTGCAAATTCAGGAGATGTCATCTTCATAGCTCCTTGGCACGCAGAAACAGAAGCTGGAACAGATACGGCAATCTGGACAATGAGCAAGGCGGGCGTTTCTCTTATTGGAATCAAACAGGGTAGACAGATGCCTACGTTTACATTCACAGATGACGGCGCTCTTGCATCAGTTACTGGTGCTAATTGCGTTATTGCTAATTGCAAGTTTGTTAGTGGAGTTATTGATTTGGCTTCTGCGTTGACATTGGGCGCTGCTGCTGACGGTACTACTGTTGATGGTTGTATTTTCGTAGATGGTGGTACTAATGTTTTGGAAATGGTGCTTGCAATAACCATAACAGCGGCTTGTGCTGATGTGACAATTAAAAATTGTTTCTTCAATACGACAGTTGGTGGATCAGGAACACTTGCTGGTATTTTTGCTGCTGGTGCTGCTGATAGGCTTCGTATAACAAATAACCAATTTATAGGCGATTGGAATACGCAGGCTCCTATAGATATTCTTACTGCAAAGAGTCTTGATGTTTATATTGCAGACAATGATATATTCCAGCTTGATGCAGGCGCTGGTCTTGCGATTAGCGTAGCAGCTACTACGACTGGGTTGATTGTTAGAAACTTGTTATTCTCTGGTAAGAATACTGTGGCTGGATTATCTACCGCTGATGCTTGTGGACAGCTTGAGAATTACCAGACTACAGTTGAGGCCGAATCTGGCGATCTTGTTCCTGTTGCTGGAACATGGTCAACCTAATCAATTTGAATTAAGTGGGCAGGGGTTAAACCCCTTGCCTATCTTTTAGGAATAATAATATGAGCGAACATATGTTTAATATTGGCGATAAGCAGCGAATGGACAGAGAAGATGGTCTAGCGACCCAACTCCCTCGCATGATGGCGCAGACTGCCGATAATAGTATTATGAATACTGAGCGAGAAGGCGAAGAGTTCAGTGAAGGAAGCCCAAACGATTTTATATTTGATGGAATACTTGAGGCAATTAAGCGAAGGGGTATAGCATGAGTAGCGTATTTAGAAGCCCAAAGAAGCCAGATATACCAGTAGCCGAAGAAGTTGAGACAGTAGCCAACGTTGAAGAAGGTGCTGAGGTAGCTGCGCGAAAAAGTAAGAAGAAGATACTTAAGGGTGGTAGGCGTGGCACTATTATAAGCGGAATAGCTAAAACTTTGAAGGAGCGTTTGGGTAAATAATGGCAAATAACGTAAGAACTAAAAACGACAGTGTTGCATCTACTCTCCAGAGATATGACAAAGCTATGTCTAGGAAACGTGAATCTGACGGTTCAAGACAGGATGCTGGTCATTATTCGTGGCCTAACGCATGGCGACAGGTTCGCAATGCAGAACAATCTGAGGGTGAGCAGAATACACAGGAGCTTTACGATTCGACTGCTCTTATGGCGGCATTTACTCTTACATCTGGACTATTCTCGTTTATAATGCCAGCCGGTGCGTTTTGGTTTGGATTTACTGCACAAGACCCTAAAATAAACAAAGACCAAGCTATGATGAAGTGGATGTCAGGTGCGTCTTCTGCAATACAAAAAGAAATATGGCGATCTAACTTCCAGCGTGAAATGTTCATGACAATACGATCAATGGTAGTTTTTGGAACTGGAATAATATCTGTTGAGCTTATTGGAAAAGATTTGGTATTTCAATCTCATCACGTTGGATTTATGGCGTTTGACGATAATAATCGTGGCGAAATAGATACTGTTTACAGGCAGATATTCTATGATACCAGACAGGCAGTTCAGAAGTTTGGAATTAACATTAAAAGTAAAACGGTACAGAAGTCTATTAAGGCTAACAAATGGGACGATAAATTTGAGTTTGTTCATGTAACATCTCCGAATAAAGATTTTGATAAGACCAAAATAGGCGCAAAGAATAAAAAGGTAAAGTCCGAATACATAATGATTAAGGATAAGACCATCGTTAAACGCGGGGGGTTCGATCAACTTCCTTATCTAGTAGCAAGATTCTCGTTGGTTCCAGGTGAGATAATGGGCAGAGGTCCAGCTATGGAACTGTTACCTGAAATCAAAATGCTTAATAGGATGAAAGCTTCTTTTATCGAATCAGCAGAATTAGCAAATAATCCACCAATGATAGTAGAAGACGACGGCGTTGTTGGTCAGCCTGTTACAGAGCCAGGTGGCATGGTTTATATGAGATCAGGTGCACAATTCCCTCAACCTTGGAATACTGGAGTAAATGTACAGTTAAATGCGGAGGTTATTAGAGATCAGCAGACGGTAGTTAAAGAGGGATTCTTGATTAACAGATTCAACTCCCTTGAGAATAAAAGGAATATGACTGCTTATGAAGTTGGAGTACGTAAAGAAGATGACCTTACTATTGTATCGCCACAGATAACACCTTTACAAAAAGAAACCTTAGACCCAATACTCATAAGGTCGCTTGATCTTATGATTGAGGCGCAAAGAATAAAAAAACCGCCACAGACGTTTGATTTTGACATATCGTATCAGGGTAGATTATCTCTGGCGATGGCAAGTGTTCAATCTAACGCTATGGAAGCCACACTTGCTAAATGGCAGCCGTATGGCGAAGTAACACCAGTGTACGAGAATGTAAACTTTGACGAGGGATTCAGGCAGTCATGGCTATCTTCTGGTGCTCCTGCCGATGTCCTAACTGATTTTGATGAAATGCTTGCCAATAGAAAGAAGCGAAATGATGCAAACGAACAGGCCGAACAGGCTCAAACGGCCGAGACAGCATCAAAAGCCTTTTCTAATGTAAATCAAACAATAGAGCCAGATTCGTTAGCTGAACAATTATAACAGGAGAGAATATGATAGAAGCAGATAAAAGGAAAATAGAGAATGAGAAACTTAATGTTGAGAAGGCTAATTGTTACAAGAGGATGTCTCAGACAAAAGATGGTAAAAAGATAATGAAAGACCTTGAAGACCATTGCGGACAGAACAAATCAAGTGTATGCAGGCAATCGCCAAATCCGTACCAGACTTCGTTTTGCGAGGGAATAAGATCGGTATATTTGTATGTAAATAGCAAGATAAATCGTAAGGAGAATGAGAATGGAAATATTGATTGAAGATTTGTGGAAAGAATTAGAATTTGATGAATCTCTAAAAGAATATGTTGTTGGGAAAGTTGATAAATACATAGAGAAGATTTCAGAACAAGTAAATCAGCGTATAGAAGCGAGGATAAGTTCCGCTATTAACGATATTAGCAAGGAACTTGGAAGTATAAAAGTATTCGCCAAGTGTGCTGATACGAAGATAAATAAGCACTTATTGTCACATTGTGAAGTGCCTGAATAACTAAGCAAAGTTATATCTATGCTTGAGTTTGAAGGGGCTGTTTACGTAGCCACAGAGAAGGGCGTGTATACCATAAAAGATAATATGCTAAAACAAATAGAATTTAAGGAGAATAAGAATGGTTGATTTAATGGATGTAACACCAGCACCAGAAACACCAGCACCAGCACCAGAAACATCTTGGGTAAATGGTAGTGGAGATTTTGGCGAAGGCGTTCCTGATAAAATCAAGGAGTTGCTAGATAAGAAGAAATGGACAAATGTAAGCCAAATAGCTGACGGTTATATGGACTTGGAGAAGTTCAAGGGTGCTGGTGAGCATCTGGTAATACCAGAATCAGCAGAGGACGTAGAAGGTTGGGATAAAGTTTGGTCGGCAATTGGAAAACCGGATAGTGCTGATAAGTATGAGTTTAATAACGAATCTGGAATAGAATTAAGTGACGACCTTATGAATGGCTTTAAGGAGTTTGCTCATTCGGCTAATTATACTCAAGACCAGCTTGCCGGTGCAATTAAGTTCCAACTAGACGCTATCAAGGCTGGTGACGATCTTTTTTTAGCACAAAAAGAAGAGCATGAAACTGAAAATATAAATGCAATGAAACAGAAGTGGCAAGACGAGTACGAGCCAACAGTTACAAAGATAGACTCGACATTAGAGAAACTTGGAGTTAAGGAATATTTCAAGAGTCTTGGTATAGACAAAGAACCTCAGGTCGTGAATATGGCACTTACAGTAGCAAATAGCGATGCGGAAGATACGCTAGATGTAATTGGTGGTAAAATACCAGCCACAGAAACCTTACAAGACAAGTTACAAAAAATACTTAAAAGCGACGCTTTCAAAGAAAGATTTCACAAAGACCATAAAAAGGTACACGCAGAGTTTATGGAACTTAATATGCAAATTGCAAATGCTGGTCAAGGCAGAGCTCCCCAGTAATAGCAAATAAGTTTGATGGCAAGCCTGAGATGGCCCCATAATACAGTGGTAAACCACTCGTTGACCGACGTTTCGGTAAGCGATGGCCTCCTTTAGGAGACAACCTGATGCGTTAAAATTAGAATTGTTTTTTTAGGAGGTCTATTATGACCACACGTGCTAGAAACACGAACAGTATTACTGGGTATACGGAAGCTTTCTTTAATTCCTATACCGCAGGGTACGAGCATGTCCTTCAAGAACGGAAACCTCAATATCAAGGACTTTTACGCGAAGAGCGAATAGAAGGCGAGAACGAATCTTTTGATTTCCTCGGCACTATCGAACTTGACGCTAAGACGACTAGGTTTGAGGATATTCCGATTGAGGATATGACACACAACCGTAGATGGATTACGCCTAAGTTTTTTGAAAAGGGTACATTCGTTGATAAGTTAGATGATATTGCATTACACACAGACCCAACCAGTGACTATATTCAAGCGTTGGCAAAAGGCGAAATCAGAAGGCAGAATATAACAATTACAGATTCTTTCTTCGCAGATGTAAGTGGCGGCAAGACTCCTGGCGTAGATACTTATACGTTCACCGAATCTCTTTACACTACCTCGACAAACACAACTACCGCAGGCCGAGTTATAGCGCATGATACTCAGGCCGATTTTACTGGTGGTGGTGTATCTTCTGGTCTTACGATTGAGAAGTTAGTCCTTGCTCGTCAAGCTCTAGCGGAACTTGAGAACGATCCAGACGATATGTTCTACATTGCAATAGCGCCAAAGCAGATGTCAGACCTTCTACGTGAAGCTGAGACCCAAAGTATTGATACTAGTATAGTGCGCTCGTTAGCTGCTGGTACTATCAATGAGTATATGGGCTTTAGATTTGTTGTTACTAACAGAATCAAAATTGGTTCAAGTAATGACGTAGATGCTGATACCTCAGTTTACGAGGTTCCTGTTTGGACAAAAGAGGGTATGCTTTTTGCAAAGCACGCTTCTCCTATATTTAGCGTCGACAAGCTCCCGCGTAAGGGCATTTGGCAGATTTCTGCTAAAGTCGGCATGAGCGCAATCCGCATGGACGAAGACAAAGTTCTTCGTATTGAGTGCATTTAAGAAAGGAGCTTTATTATGGCTACAGCTGAATATAATGGTACAAATTTTGCTCTGCAAGATACTCCCGCAATAGGGACATTGCCACGCGCAGCTTATGCTGGTGGTTTAGTATATTGCTCAGAAGATGAGTTTTATGCAACATCTGATGTTGGCGATGCTGGTAGTACAATCAAAATAGGCAAGTTGCCTAAGAATGCAGTTGTTATGTATTCTATTGTAACTCCAATCGACTCAGGTACATATGGAACGCCAGATGCTATGACAAATGCCGTAACTGGTCTATTGGGCATTTCCGGTGATACTGACTTGTTTGGTACTATAGCAGATTTAAACGCATCTGCACTACCACAGGTTATTGTCCCTGAGCCAGATGGCACTACTTACACTACTCTTCTTACTAACGGCCTAGAAGAAGCAGTTGATGTATTATTTACTACTGCTGCTGCTGCATTGACTGAAACAGAAGGAGTAAATGTAAAGATTTTCTACACAGTTGCAGGCTAAGCAGGTGCATAGTTTTAACGGACGGGGGTTTCGGCTCCCGTCCATATTTAAAAATGTGATTAAATATCTAGAAATGGAGGTGTGACATCGCACTCAGTGATCAAGAAGTGATCCACAATTTGAGTCTCGGCAGATTAGGTGAGTATAGCGTAGAGGATACAACTGCGTCCAGAGCATTGAAACAGAACCTACTTTGCATAAGATATTACGAGCAAGCAAGAGATTTAACTTTGCGTGCGCACCCTTGGAACGAGGCTAAAAAGAGAGTTGTAATATCACAGGATAGCGATGATGCAATATTCGGATATGACCGCCAATATACAGAACCAACAGACTGCCTCAGAGTTCTATCTGTAAATGATAGTATCGGAGCAGATTCAAGGAACAAAGCTTCTGGTCTTTATGGCTGGGAAGTAGAAAATGGTAAAATATTGTCTAATGCTGGAGCAGCACCACAGACTTGGGCTACTGATACTAAATATGTAGATGGCGAATTCTTTTCATCGAAAGCCATTGTTTGGACAACCGCAACAGCTTACATCGCAGACCAGTTCGTACAAAGCGATGGTCTTGTATATCTTGTTCTGGTAGACCACACATCAACCACAATAGCAGCCGATATAACATCCGCTGATTTACAAGCTGGCGTAGAAGGAAGTACCGGTACTTACGAGGTTTTGGTAAGTCATATTTCAGATACACTTCTTACGGACGTTGCTTCCGCTAATATCGAGGCATCTGGTTCTGAGGAAAGGGTAGTATTTGTTGAGTACATCTATCAATTAACCGATACATCGTCATGGTCTGCAAACCTAACAGAAGCAATTTCAACTCAACTTGCAATCAAGATTGAACCTGGAATAACAGGCGATCCTAAAGCTAATGCACAGCTAATAAATGAATTTGAACAGCTTACAATGTCAAAAGCTAGGTCTACAGATGGTGCCGAGGGTAAACCTAAGCCAATATTTAGTTCTCAGTGGATTCGAGCTAGAGGATCCGGTACATTTGGAGGTAGGATTTAATGCACGAAAGAGCAGATTTTACCGCTGTTGATAGCTATAACGAGGTTAAGGCCATAACGACAACTTCTGCACTTCCAACTGCGTTTCCGTTTGGCGTAACATCTGGCGATATGGATTTACTATCTACTAATAACGGAGCCATAGGAACCGAAACAAGGGCTTATAGGCTTGAGATAGTAATGAAGGGCGTTACAGCTGGAACGGCCACTGTAGCGATCACTGGAGCGTCTGAGGGAGGCCCAGAGGAACATATATGCTCGATAGCAATAAGTTCTGCTGGTGGTATAGTAGAATCTGGCACATTTTTAATAGTAGACACGATGACATTAACATCAACTCACTTATCTGGCTGTGGTATTGCGGTTGCGGATAGTGGAAATGATAGGGTAGCTAAGTTGGGATTTGATGCTATTGGGTACAGGTTTGTGAGATTCTATATCCCAACTCTAACCGGCATCACAGATTTACGAATTTTCGCTAGATATTTTTAAGGAATTTGATTATGGCAGGCAAAAAAGGTGATTGCGGACGTGGAACTCCAAGACGTGGAAAAGTAGGCGACCCAAAACCAAGTAGAGGTAGGGGCAGAGGTCGCAAAAAATAAACAATTAAGCTAAAGGAATTTGATTATGGCTACAAGAAGAAAATCGTCTGGATGGGAGTTATTTTATTCAATCGCTGACGTAGCAGGTACACCGGACACAACAAGATTTGCTATAGCTGGTGGATGGGCTTTAGGGGCTTATGGAAGTGACGGAGATGGCGCAGATTCAATAGACCTACACGCAATAGCTGGTGCAGGAAACAGCTTAGATTCAGTTAAGCTAGAATTTATGTTTTCTGTATCTGGAACTGGCGATGGCAAGACTACTGTATTTGAATTGTATAATTCAATGGGTATAAGTGGGCCAAGACAGGCTGTTTGCAGTTTGGCCTTAACTGGTGGTACGGCTCAGGTTGTAGCCGGTGCGGCTGGAGTTACGTGGTGTGATACAGCAGTGGCAACTGATTACAGAGGTACTGGTCAAACAGTTGTTGTAAATGATACCGCTGCTAACAATGTTGTAAGTGTAACTGTCCCCGTTCTTGGTGCAAGATTCTGGGAAGGTCTATTTACAGGCGCAGGTTCAACTGCGACAATTTGTAATGCTTATTATAGGTGGTACACTGAATAATGCCAAAAACAATAAAAACAAACTATACTTCTGGTGAGCAAAGTCCATATATGGACGGTAGAGAGGACGTTAATAAATTTCATAATGGTGCGTCTAAGCTTATAAACGCTACCGTTCTGCCTCATGGCGGATTTGTTAAGCGTCCTGGAACTGAGTACGTTTCTACTGCTCCGAATAAGTGCAACTTGTTACCATTTGAGTTTTCGGTTGATGATGCTTTGGTGCTGGAGTTTAGCAATAATTTATTAAGATTCTACAAAGACGAGGCGCTGGTATCAACTGGTGCTGGTACAGAGACAAGGATAACTGGTAATCAGGTTGCCCAGTGGAGCTTAAATGAGACCATAGGTACTGCCGTAACTGATTCAGTTGGCGTTGTTCCTTATACTGGCACGGCTACTGCTGACGTATCTACTTTAACCGCAACTGGAAAGGTCGGTACTGGCTGTTTTGATTTGGACGGTCAATACACAGTAGAAATGGCCGATGCTGATGGTCTTAGTTTTACTGACAATACGGACGATAAACCGTTTAGTGGATTATGCTGGGGAAAGGTAGAAAGAGGTGGATTACAGGTTTTATTATCAAAATGGAGAAATGGTAATACAGCAAGAGAATATCGCTTTAGCTTAAATAATAGCCAAAAACTACAACTTCATTTAGCTGGCACAGGTACAAGTATTACTCCTATTGCCCAATGGTATTTGAACGATACTGCTGGAGATGGTCATTGTGATGATGTTTCTACGAACCATGACGGTGTTATAGCCGATGGCGAATTTGCAAGTACACTGACAGCAACAGGCAAACCCACTATGACCCCTTGCTATGACTTTGATGGTCAATATGCCGTTGAAATACCTGATGACCCCGCACTTAGTTTTGACGATACCGCTGATGCCAAGATGAGTTTTGCTGGATGGGTCTACTATACTCCATCGTTAAAGTTACAGATAATGTTATCTAAATATAAGGTTGACGCAGTATCCCAAAGAGAGTGGGCGGTTTCTATTAGCAGTAGTGGTAAATTAAGACTTGTATTATTCGATGAGGTGAACGACGTAACTATTGTGAGAGAGTCCGATGATGCTCTGGCTGTGGGTTGGAATTTTGTGTGTGGGGTTTACGATAGTTCTGATGTTTTGTGGACAGGTGCTACTGCCGCTAATTTTATTACACTATATATTGATGGCGAAGTGGCTGATTCAACAGCGTCTAATGATGCTGACTATTCAGGCATGACAGCAGGTACTTCTGACGTTGTGATTGGGGGATTATATAATAGTGGTGGAGCATTAGGTTTGTTCTGGGAAGACAAA